CCTAATTGTAAGAATATTAATAAAAAAATAGAAAAGAGAATTTACCAAAAATCTAAAGAGGAAAAAACTAGATCGGCCTCTAATGAGGGGGGATGGCACTCTCTAGGAAATATGTATGATGATCCGGTGATGGAACCCGTCACAACATTAATTTTACAAGGAATCAACGAAATACGTCTTGAATCCGATATGACCTATGGTACTTATAAAACTTTTCTTTGGTCTAATTTAAATCGGTCAGGAGATTATAATATTATGCATGCTCATCCTGACAGTCATTTGAGTGGTGTTTATTATGTTAAAGTGCCTGAAGGAGATTGTGGTGAATTGAGATTATATAATCCAATGTATCTCTATAATTATCCGAATTCACAAGGTAATAATCCCCCTCATACTACGCCTAGAGTTAATATAAAAAGCAAGGAAGGAAGCTTATTGATTTTTAGATCACCGATTATGCATGATGTTACTAGGAATAATACTCAAGAAGATAGGATTAGTGTATCATTTAATATAGTATTTGATTCTAATCTTTATAAGTGAATGGATCTATATCCGAAAAGTTAACTTCAGTAGGTGGATTGTTTATTTCTGTTATTAACTCTTCAATTTTACTAGTTAAATCAGGCCTTTCCTTTTTTAATCTGGTTAAAAAACTCAGAGAACCTGTAACTAATTGATCTGGATGGATAGATAGTCTTTTTCCTATCTTCCTTTTATTAGATACTTCAAGGTGTTTGGGGTTTACACAAGATGGATTGAAGCAAGTTTGAGTTACTACTTCATTGGTTGTTAATTCTCCTCTTGATCCAGAGATAGATGAGAAGTTACCATACATCATAAATGCATATCTACTCGCAGGTATAGTTTGACCCATTACAGAAAACATTCCATGACCTGTCTTATTTTTGGAAGCGAGCCAGATATGACACTCTGTATGTGTCTCAGAACGATCCACTTTCTTAAGAAATCGTTCTTTTATTTTTTCGTTGTCTATTAGCTTATAGGTTTCGATCATATTTTCCTGTTAAATTTATGATAACACTTAATATTTATGATTTTAGAGAATTGTAAAATAATAAATAACTGTAATATGGTATAATAAAATCCATAATTTACACTAAACCATGTCTTTCAAACTCATTATTATAGGAGAGATAAGATGCCTTTTACAATTAGTCCAGGCGTTGTAACCAAAGAGATTGATTTAACTACTGTAGTTCCTGAAATTTCTATGACAGAGGGAGCAATTGCCGGTCCTTTTAGGTGGGGACCATCATACGTTAGTACTACACTATCTAATGAATCAGAATTAGCAAGTCGATTTGGTAAACCAGACGCAGCTACATATAAAACATATTTTACTGCTGCAAGTTATCTCGCATATTCAGGTAGTCTTAAAGTGGTACGTACACCTAATACTTCAGATGTAAAGAACGCGACAATGGATTCAGCTAATGCAGTCTATGTCGCAAATGATGAAACTTACGAAAATACCTATGACCCAGATATGGGTGGAACACAGTCTGATGACTTTGGAGCATTCATAGCAAAATATGCAGGGGATCTAGGAAATAGTTTAAGAGTTTCCATGTGTGGAGCTACAAGAGCAAACACAAATAGTGATGGTACACTTAACAGTAATACAGATGTCGTACCTACTTGTACTTCAGCAGTATATACAAAAGCAAATACTACTCTTTTAGGAGTGGGAACAACATTTTCAAATGATCTAGCAGTCGGAGATACTATTTATTTTAATAGTAAGTATATTGTGATAACCGCTGTTACATCTAATACAGTTTGTGTGGCTATTGGTGCAGACGCAACGGTTGCAAATACTGGAACGTATACACGTAAAAAACGTTCAGCATATGCATCACCTGCAACATCAATGATTGGTACTTTAGCGGCTTCTGCTAATGGTACTACAATTACTGGAACAGATACAGCACTTAATGTACAGTACACAGTTGGTGATCTTGTTAAAATGGTTGGAACAGGAGAAGAACGTAAAGTCTCAGCTATTGCAAATTCAACTTCAATGACAGTATCAGAACCATTTTCACTCGCAGCGGCTGCAAATACTCACTCAAGAAGGTGGGAATATGCAGACGGATTCGATAGTGAGCCTGTTACTTCATCATATTCTAAGAGGAATAATGGTAACTATGATGAAATCCATGTTGCAGTCATAGATGAAGATGGAGAATTCACAGGAGCAAACAATACTATAGTGGAAACCTTTACAGGATCAGTTGCAGCTGGAGCTAAAGGTGAAGACGGACAGAGTATTTACTACAAAGACCTTGTAAATAGAGGTTCAAAATATGTTCGTTGGATGGATCATCACGTAAATGGCGATGCAGATACACTTCTTGAAGGTGGTACAACCGCATGGGGTGGAGCAGCATCTGGAACATTTAACGCAAAAGGAATTATCATTTCCGCAAGTATGACAGGTGGAGCCGCAGGATCTGCGTCAACCGCCGGAAACGTTCAAACCGGACTCGATAAATTCAAAAACGCGGAGGAAATTGATGTAACACTTCTAATGACAGCTGACGCAAGTGCAGCTACGGCTATTCACGCAATTAATAACATTGCAGAATATCGTAAAGATTGTGTAGCATTTATTTCACCTGAACAATCTGATGTTGTAAACAACTCAGGTAGTGAGGTCGATGATGTTATAGAGTTCCGTAATTCAATGCCAAGTTCTTCTTATGCAGTACTTGACTCTGGATGGAAATATATGTACGACAAGTACAATGATGTTTATCGATATGTTCCATTGAATGGTGATGTTGCTGGATGTTGTGCCTACACAGACTCAGCACGAGATCCTTTCTGGTCACCGGCTGGATTGGATAGAGGTAATATCAAAAATGCTATTAAACTTCCTTTTAATCCAAATAAGACACAAAGGGATGATCTCTATAAAAATGGTATTAATCCTGTTACAGCAATGCCAGGAAGTGGAATACTTCTTTTTGGAGATAAAACTCTATTAGCAAAATCTTCAGCGTTTGATCGCATCAACGTAAGACGCCTGTTCATTTTACTAGAAAAGTCTATAGCAAAAATGGCTAATTCATTCTTGTTCGAATTCAACGATGCATTTACACGTTCAAGATTCGTGGCAACAGTTGAACCTTTCTTGAGAGATATTCAAGGTAGGGGTGGAGTACAAGACTATGCAGTTGTCTGTGATGGGAGTAACAACCCAGGAGATGTAGTAGATCGAAACGAATTTCGTGGAGATGTTTACATTAAACCATCACGTTCTATCAACTTTATTCAACTACAATTCGTTGCAGTTCGAAGTGGGGTAGAATTTGAAGAAATTATTGGTGGATAACCGATAAATAGTAGAGTATAAATATAACAGACAGATGGGGGAAGACGATGATTCCTGAAGAGGGTACTTGTAAAAAAGACTTCCCCATCACATCTTAACTTTTAATCATCGGAGAAATTAATGGCTAGCAGTTTTAAAATAGACAGCTTCACAGCAAAATTAAAAAAAGGTGGAGCATTAGGAAGTTTATTCGAATGTGAACTTACTAAGAATCAAGGTACAGCTTCAGGTTTTCAGGCTACAGATTTCAAATTCTTATGTAAAGGAGCAAGTTTTCCAGCGTCAACTATAGAGGCCGGTACAATTACCTATATGGGAAGATCAATAAACATCCCAGGTAACAGAGCCGCAGGACAGTTGACAACTTCTATCTACAATGATGAGGGAATGGAAATTCGAAACATGATAGAAAATTGGATGGAGAAACTAAATTCACATTCATCTAACGTAAGAGCTTCAGGATTATCAACTATTAATAGTTATACTGGCGAAATTAAACTTAAGCAACTTGCAAAAGAAGGCGTAGCGATCACCAAGAGTTATCAATTCATGGATGTTTGGCCTTCTTCTACAGGAGAAATAGCTGTATCATGGGACACAAATGAAATTCAGACTTATGATGTTACATGGGAATATAGCTATTGGAGATCCAATCAAAGTAACGTTGGATTTGGTTAATATATAATGAAAGAAAAAATTTACATGGGAGCCGTAATCTGCTCCCATTTCACCTATTAGGAAGAATGTATGGCACTTGAATTATTTGGATTTTCTATAGGAAGAGTTGACAAGGACGAAAAAAGAAAACAATCTTTTGCACTTCCAGAACCAGAAGATGGTGCACTTGAAGTTGGTCCCGCAGGTGGTGCATACGGAACGTATGTAGATCTTGAGGGTCATGCCAAAACTGAAATAGAATTGATTAGAAAATATAGGGAAATGGCAACATATCCCGAATGTGATCAAGCAATTGATGATGTTGTTAATGAGGCTGTTGTTACGAATAGGGAGACTTCCCCTGTCAGCATTAACCTAGAAAAATCAAATCTATCACCACAGATTAAAGAAAGTATAAAATCTGAATTCCAAGAACTTGTTCGGTTACTCGATTTCCGAAAAGTTGGCTACGAAATGTTCCGTAAATGGTACGTTGATGGTAGACTGTACTTTCATATTATCATAGATGTCAAAAATCCCAAACGTGGTATACTAGAACTACGCCCAATAGATCCCTTAAAAATAAAAAAGATTAGACAACCTAAAATTGTTGAAGGTCCTCAAGGAAAAGAACTTGATACTTCTGGCTTTCAAGAATTTTATATGTTTAATGAAAGAGGAATTACTGATGGTGGACAAGGTGGAAATACTGTTCAAATAGCAGCTGATTCCATTTCTTATGCACATTCTGGAGTATTAAGTCCCGATAGAAAATTAGTTTTAGGTCATCTACACAAAGCAATCAAACCTCTTAATCAGTTACGAATGATCGAAGATGCGGTTGTCATCTATCGTATCTCACGTGCTCCTGAACGTAGAATTTTCTACATTGATGTTGGTAACTTACCTAAGATCAAAGCAGAACAGTATCTACGTGACATTATGAACAAATACAAGAACAAATTGGTATACGATTCCAATTCTGGTGAGATTAAAGATGAACGTAAGCACATGAGTATGTTAGAGGATTACTGGCTTCCACGTAGAGAAGGTGGTAGAGGTACAGAAATTTCAACGTTGCCGGGAGGGGAGAATCTTGGTGAGTTGGCTGATGTTGAGTACTTCAAGACAAAACTATACAAAGCACTTAATGTTCCCCCTTCACGGTTAGAACAAGACTCAGGTTTTATACTAGGAAGAGCAGAAGAGATTTCAAGAGATGAAGTAAAATTTACTCGTTTCATTGAACGATTGAGAGCCCGATTTAATATTTTGTTCAATGATCTCATAGAGAAACAGTTATTACTCAAAGGAATTGTTTCATCTACAGATTGGAATATTGTACGAGATGGTATCATATATGAGTGGGAAACTGATTCACATTTTGCAGAACTACAACAAGCAACAATGATGAGAGAACGGCTAGGTACGTTAGTAAATGATATGGGTTACAGAGATGAAGTGGTAGGTAAATACTTCTCTGAGGACTATGTAAGAAAACATATTCTTAAATTGACTCAAGAAGAAATCGATGATATGAAAGAACAAATCGAAAAAGAAAAAGCTGAAGCTGGTGGTGGTGAAGAAGAACAACAAAATTGGGAATTTGATCCAGCCGCTAATAAACCTGATCTGAAAGTAATAACTAATTAAAATTTATAAATAGTATAAATATAATAGAATTATAGAGGAAACTTATGTCTAATGAAGCTCAAATTGGTGATATCGTATCGTTATCTAGAAGTGATGACGCTGCAGGAGTAAAAGCCGCTATTGGTGATGTACTCCAACAAAAAGTGATGGTATCGTTAGAAGGAAAAAAACAAGATTTCGCTAAAACTTTTTTAACCAAACCGCAGGCAGACTCGAAAGAGCCGGAAAGTTCAGAGGAAATAGAAGATGGCAGCTGAAACACAAGTATTAGTAAATAACGAAAAAAAATATATTGCAAAATTCTTTTCTGATGCATCTGAATCAGATGTGAAGAAAGTAGACCTTTCTACACTTACATGGGCAAAACATACACTTACTTTGTCCGCAGCATCAACAGAAAAATTCAAAATAGGTGAATGTATTTCAACCGCTGCAGCACACTCAGCAGTTGCAGATGGATCAGAATTTTATATTGTTACAGGATTTACAGCAGGAGCAACCACCGTTGAAGTTGTAGGATGGGATTTTACAAACAAAAAAGCGGCTGCAATTTCTTCAGCTTGTTCAAATGGAGATAAGATTGTAGGAAGTGTGTCAGGAGTACACACAGAAACAGTAGCAAATAGTGGTAACTTAACAGAACACGATTACAATGTTTTGGTTACTAAGCTAATGTGGACAACAAGTGGTTTACAAGTAGGAATCGAATGGGATGGATCTACCGCAGAAAAATATATAGCCGAATTAGCAGGTAATGGAAGTTGGTCTATGCCTGGAATGGAATGGCCAGGAATTGGGATAAACGCAACAGGCGATTCTGGCGATGTTTTGGGAGACATACAATTTTCTACAGCAGGACATGGTGGAACAGATTCATATACAGTCATAATGGAATGTAAGAAACAGGCACCAGGATATGATGTTCCAAATTACGAAGAAAACGCAAGATTGGGATTTCCGGTTGATTTTAAATTAGGTAATTTCGTATAACAGGAGAGATATGAAACTTATATGCGAACAATTAGAAGATGTAGAATTTATATGTGAAGCTACCAAGACGGGTAAGAATTACTTCATTGAGGGTGTATTTATGCAAGCCAATGTGAAGAATCGTAATGGCCGGTTATATCCTAAAGCTATTCTAGAAAAAGAAGTCAAAAGATACGAGCAAAATTACATTTTACAGAAACGTGCTTTTGGTGAATTAGGACATCCAGAGGGACCGACAGTAAATCTTGAAAGAGTTTCCCACATGATACAAGAATTAAATTCAGATGGGGATAATTTCGTTGGTCGAGCAAAGATCATGGATACGCCTTATGGTAAAATTGTAAAGAATTTAATCGATGAGGGTGCCCGTTTGGGTGTCTCATCCAGAGGAATGGGCTCCTTAAAGCCTGTAGGTCAGAATTGTAGTCATGTACAAGATGATTTTTATCTTGCAACAGCTGCAGATATTGTGGCCGATCCTTCCGCTCCAGCGGCATTTGTCAATGGAATTATGGAAGGTAAAGAATGGATATGGGATAATGGTATTCTAGATGAACGCCATGTTGCCCGAATCGAAAAAGAAATGAAAATTACTAGTCAAAAACAGTTAGATGAGATGCAAATCAAGTTATTTAACAAGTTTATGTCTAGTTTATAAATTTACTAAATATTACACAAACATAAAGTAATATACTTTAATTATCAAATACTAGGAGATTTTAAATGTCTGAAGAAACTATGGCACAAGAGTCTGAAGAAATTGTAGAAGAAGTAACAGAAACCGAAGAGGTTGTTGCAGAAGATTCTTCAGATATCGAAGAAGTAGAAGAAGAGTACGTTGATGTTACTCATGAAGAAATCTTGGAATATGCCAAATCAGAAGGTATAGGAGAAGAGGACTTAGAGGCTTGGATCGCTGAAAACTTCATCGCAGAAGAAGGTGATGAGGAAGAAGAGGAAGAAGGCGAAGAAGAAGCACCTGAAGAAGAAGGTGATGAAGAAGAAGAGCCTGTTGCCGAAAAGAAAATGTCATCAAAAGCAAAAGCGGCTGCAGCAAAATACCGCAAATCAGCTGCAGGTAAAAAGTCTATCGCAAAATCCAAGAAGAAAACTTCACGTCCTGGCTACAAAGTAGACAAAGCACGTTCTAAATCAATGAAGAAAGCTCGTGCAAAAAGTGGTATTAGTGATGACTTCAAAGTACCAGCAACTAAGAATCAAATGTTGAAAAACATCTATGATCAAGTTAATGGTATGTTGAAAGGTGATCTTGCCGCACAA